TTACGACTCAGACAATTTGCTGGTAACGGGAGACGAGGCTGCCGGTTGGGACTGTCGGTACTTTTCTGAGGAATTACCTAAAGACGGATGCCTGCCAAGTGATTATATAAAAGAACAAGCAAAGTTCTTTCTTGGCGATGACATCGATGATTTGAAGCAGGAGGTTTGACATGGGATTGCAGGCACGGTTCTCAGCAGACGATAAGCGCTTATACCGTCCGGAGAGAGACGTAGCGCACAACTTTGGCAGCATTGCTATGGTTGTGGCGCAAAGGCTTGAGGAGTTGGAAAACAACCCTAACTGTCTTACGGCGTTTAAGAAACACTTCAATGTGACGGATGAGCAACTTGGTCAGGCCTGTGCGGCATTCTGCAAGTTCGTGCCTGCTGCGGCAGATCCTAAGACCAAGTCTATGGTGGAATCGTTGTCTGAGTCTGGCTGGTTTGAGGTGGAAGAGCCTGCGCAGTTTTTGTATATGGCGTTGCTCGGTACCGTCATCTCAGGCGTGTACTGGGCTGGGGTAAGAGAAGCTTCCGTTGCGGAGCATTCTCCGTGTGAAAATTATCAGGAATTGGCCAACTATGGTCGTGATCTGAGCCGCCGCATGACCATTCCTAAATGGCGTCGAGGTTTGTACGTAGGATGGCAACGGATTAAAGATGCGTTTCACATTTTGACGCGGAGAGCATGATGATCGCTAATCACTGGCCAGCTGAGTTTCGTAAACTGTACGGAGGCGGCTGGCCACGTGATTACTTCGTCATCGACGTTGAAACCACAGGGCTAGATTTGCAGAACGATTTGATTGTGGAGTTCGGTCACTGTCTGGTTCGTAACGGCGAAGTGGTGGACAGGCTCACAACAATTGTGGACTGGACTAAACATCAAGCTGATCTCGCTGACGCCATAGAAGGCAAGTTACAGAATGTATCTAATGCCATGGCCGCAAGAGGAGTGCAATTTCACCTCGATTTCCAGCGCATGAAACGTGAAGGTAAACCACCTGAAGAGGTATTCACGTTTTACGCGCAAATGATTAATACGCTTCTATCCAAAGGTGTGCCTGTCATCGGACACAACATTTACGCCTTTGACGAACCTATGTTTCTTAACAACATTCAAAGGTTCAAGTTTCCCAAAGTTACGTTTAACGATAACTGCATCATCGACACCAACGGAATCGAGAAAGCTAATGGATTGGGGCCGACACCGGTAACAATTCCTAAGCCAGCTGACACATTACGTTCTTACTTTATGCGATTAAATGCGCTTAGAATAAAAGGGCTTAAATCAAACTTAGGCGAACATTGTTTTGTTAAATATGGTTTTGATCAGCACGTCAACAAATCACAAATGCATAATGCAAGTGTAGACGCATTTTGTGTGCATATTTTGATGGAAAAATTTCGGCAATTGCTCGTACCGGAAACTGTGACAGAAACTCCTAATGCAGGTTCGCCTGCGGTTATTAGATCTGACGCCCTGACACGTTACAGAGGTCAAAGGAATAATTGATGATTACTTATGCTGAGAACTATACGCTCATTGAAAAACCAGTAAGAGTTTCACCCGGAGGGCTACGGCCCGGACAGTCTCCCTCGGGATACGGCAGGAAAATAGCTACTGACAAGATGTTGGTGTTTGCAAATGACAAGCGTAAGTATCGGGTGTACTGCACATTGATCAGCAATGTGGGTAGTTGTTTTGTCGAAGTGCGCGGCAAACGCTTGTATGTGAGGGATTGAAATGTTAAGCGATGCAGATCTGGTGTTCATGAAATTAAATTTCGTGGACAAGCAATCCAACGAAGGTGCAACACATTGGCAAGAATGTCACTTGCGGCACTCTGCCTGTGCCATTGCCAAGTTGATTGACACCATTCAAGAATTGCGCGGAGCGATTGTCGATAACTGTTCGGTGACGGTAAAAGGCGAAATGATGGTACAGGAGTGGGCGCGCGACCTGCTGTGTCCTCATGACTGAAAATGAATTGAGAATCATTGAAGCTATGTTGACCGTCAGCACGCCGACAGACACAGTAGTATCTGCGCGGCGGCTGATGGCAGAAGTCAAACGCTTGAGACGCGCTATTGATCTGCATCGGGAAAGAGACAGGCATCACCTATACAAGCCATATCGCCACGACCTGTTGTTGTGGGATTCCCTTGATGCTGATCCGGAGGATAACCATGGCGACACCTGAGCATTACAACAAATCAATTCAGCCGTGGGATGCTATGGAAGCGTGGATGACAAAGGATCAGTTTCAAGGTTTTCTGCAAGGCAATGTCATTAAGTACATTGCGCGTTACAGGGATAAGAACGGTGTAGACGATCTGAAAAAAGCTCAGGATTACCTGACGAAACTTATAAGCACTTACAGCGAGTCAACACATGGATGAGTTTCTGAAAAGTGTCGCCAATAGCGAAGAACTCATCTTTGTGGGAATTGATCCCGGATCGGAAGGCGCCATTGGATTTCTGTGTGGCAACTTTGCGTGTGTGGTGGACATACCCACATACAAAACGGAACGCTCTGGCAAGAAACTAGATGGTTCTTCCAAAACCAAAACTCTGTTTGATCACAGAGCTATCGTCGAATTGTTTAAGCCTTTCAATCCTTTGCGTAAACGGATCAGGGTTTGCGTGGAAGAGGCGCAGGTTCAGATTAAAGGTAAGGGAGCCAATGCCTACACAGGTTTTCGTGTAGGTGTTGGTTTTGGCATGTGGTCTTTGTTCTTTACGGCGCTAGATTATTACCACGAAGTCGTAGCTCCAATTTCATGGAAGAAGAACATGGGGCTTCAGGGCAAGGATAAAGAATTCAGCCGCATGAAAGCCGCAGCCATGTTCCCCAACGTCAAACTTACCCGTAAGGCTGATCACAATCGCGCGGAGGGTTTGTTGCTGGCGGAGTATTTACGCAGAAAGGTATATGGTGCGTGATGACAAAGTTACGATCGATTATTTACAAGGGAAGACAGATCAATTGGCACAGCGCCACATTGTTCTTACTGCAAGTAGGTTCGGGCAGCGATGCCTACTCCGTCACAAAGTCGATAAGAGGAAATTTAAGGCTGGCTCTTGAATGTTACGACAGCATTCAACTTGAGAAGGGCGATAAGAAACGATTAGTGATGCCTTACGGAACCAATCGTCACATACTGGCACGTACTTACAACGTTTAAGGAATGACTATGCAGATATACATATCTGAGGTTGATGGTAAAAAAATTGCGTACACCGATGAGACTGAATTTTTGATACAAGTTGGTAAAGGCAAAAGTAGCTACAAGACGCAGTACAAGTTTGTTGGTAAGTTGATTCAGGCTGTGATTTACTACCGTGGCATTAATGTAGGTAATGGTTTCAAGAAACGTTTGCTGATGCCTTCGTGCAGCAAGCGTACCGTAGTGGCTCGGCATTTATCTTAGGAGTGTGTAATGGAAGTGACAGAAGCGGACAAGGCACAGGTCGAAGCAACTCAGGACGTGTCTAGGTTTCTAGAAGACCCTGAAGGCTTACGCATTTTCAACGTGCTTCTGTCGTTGCGCCGAGCCTATGTGGTTGCGTATTCGGAATTGCAGAAGATGCTCGACACTCCCAAGGATGATGCTGAGTACCATCCCTTGTCGTGTGACATTATCGTACAGTCGGCCATGCACGCTGCCGCTAAGCCGTTTCAGGAAAAGCAACTGTTCACGGGATTGCATAGTGCTGTGCTTCCGTGGCTTCAGGAAAAGATGGCTGAGCATTCCAAGATTGAGGAAGAGCAGCTTCTTGTACTGGAACAACGCCGAAGGGAGACACCTGTACCGCTAGGGTTCAGGCTCCCATCTGACACGATGACACTTGCCAGAGACAGGTCTTTGACACTGGCAGGTGACCCGACTCAAATTAGTGCCTTATTGAACGCCACGTCCGCCGCAGCAGAAGTAGCTGGTATGGTGGTTCTACGCTTTGGCATGCAGCCTGAGCCTGATAAGCAGTCTGCCATGTACTGTTCGTTTTCTGCTGAACAGTGGAAAGATGTCGCTAAGAATCCCAGCACCTTTGGCAAGTTCACGTCTATATCCATTCTCAAACAAATGGATGTACCGCCTGACTTGGTTATTGTTGATGATTTGGCGTTGGCCCACCCTGAGTTATTCGTGGGTCAACCTGTCGGCGCTACGGCTGGTAACGCGCACAAGGTTATTTGGCGTATGTGTCAACAGTTAGGTGCGGCATTGCTTGGAGCGGTGCCGACGACGGATTCAGATATTACAGGACCCGAGTATGAGCAACTGCGCGTATTCAGCCAGTTGCGCCGGGTAGACGAAAACGGCAACATTACTTAAGGAACGTATATGAGCAGCAAGACTACAAGAATTATTGTGTCGTTTACAACTAAACTTGTGGATCCTGACAATATTGCTTCGATGACCCCGGACTTTAAGGCGCCGTCTAACTACAAGGACGCCGACAAGATCTCCAAGTACATTAAAGAACGTAAGGACAGTTTCGAGGCCGATGCAGCTAACCAACCTTATACGGGTACGTTCGATGAAGTGATGCTTGTAGATTTGCAGAAACAGCTTGTGGGTAAATGGTCCAGCAAAGACCGTGACGCTGCGGATGGTCTGACAGTTGCCGAAGCCGCAGCCTCGTGGATCTTACGTAATAACCCTGATGCGTTCGTCGGCGACATCTTAGACACGGCAAATTCCAACGTCGTGTTTATTGGGTTTGACACGCGGCTGTTTTTAAAGATGCTTGGTTTGGACTGCACGTTACCTGACAGCAAAGTGCAAGTGCCATTGCGACTTTGGTATAATAATGCTAACCACAGAGATATTACCGAAGCGGTGATGCCTTCTGAGTTTTCGTTGTCGTGGCCTATTGTCTTGAAATTGCGCAAGCCATGGGAAACGGACGACGCAACCAAGAAATGGGATGTTTCCAGTTGGACACGGCCGCACGTTAATGTACAACAGGATAGCTGGTTAATTACGGAACTAGCTGCGCAACTTGGCTTTTTGAACGACTAATATTATGTCACGTCAACAACAAGCCCGTGCAAATAATCCCACGAAAGAAATCGTGAGCTTAGGTAAGGCACACGATTTCGCTGAACAGTTTCCGAAAGTGCCTTTGCCTTTGGGGTTATCTAAATCTCTCTACGAGATGTTAGCCGACTTTGTATTTTTCACGCCGGCGTTGGCTAACTTGCACGGTGCTTTTGTTGATGGACATTTTGTTGATTTGCAGAAAGACATGACTGCGCCTTTAAAAATCTATAAGCATAAATTCTTTTCGTCGATCTTTAAGAATCTAGTTAAAACCGACGGCGATTCTTCGTGGAATCACACATTGTTTGCCATACAGAAAGAACAATGGCCTGCGCTTGAAGATCACATCTGTGGCATCACAATGTTTAGTTTGGCGCGTAAGCTTGCAGCCAAGTTTGCGATACAGACATTTAACATTGCCGATCCACTAGCGTCTGATTTGCATATGCTCGTATCCAATGTCATACCCATCAAAGCAATAGGGATCATTTCCAACAACAGCACGATTTGTTTTAAGCCAGACGAGCTGATTCCCTATCCCATAAAATTGCCGCCTGAGAAAGAAATGCAAACGTTTTTTGATGCGTTTGCGGCGGGTAAGAATCCTCTGGTTGAAATTGCTAATACGAAGAATGGTGTGTAATGGCACTGGCTGCGTGGAACACATGGTTTGACAAATTAAGTCCCGTCGGCAAAGAGACGGTAGAAGAAACACGGCGTAGTCCTGTATCGCGTGAATTGGCTATGCATAAAACAGTTGTATGTGATGACGCACAGTTATTTAAAAACAGCTTTGCCAAATTAAGCGAATTTACACGAACCGTCATTCAGGAAAAAGTTGCAGCCGAAATGCCTGTGGGTGACGTCGTTCCTAATTTCACGTCGATAGGTTATTGGATTGTCGAATGCGCAGACGGCGAGGCTCCTAAGATTAAGAACGTACGCACGTCTGTAGCCTTGGCCAAGTATTTAAGTTCGGCAGAAGGTAAAGACGTTTATGTATTTCCTTTTTATGGCGTACCTCTGCCTGTCACTAAGGGGCCGCAGAGGTATGTGTATCTGCCTGACGGTGCAACGGCATTGACAGTTCCTGCGGTAAAAGATGGTGCGGTTACAGAAGTCGATACTGAGACATTATTGCCTGTGGTCAAGATGCAGGCAGACTATTATTTTGGTCCAGTCGAAATGATAACGAGTGTCACGTTCAAAGAAGACAAAAAGAAACAAGTCAGACAGGCGCCAATACCGCGTAATGACGACGATTACGACGACTAAATAACAGACCCTAAACGCGTCATATTATCTGCAATGCGTCGCGCTATCCATTTCGGATAGCGTGTCAGTTATTGCGTGGAGGTTTCTCATGACTACTAGCAATATTGATAACAGCCTAGCCCTTGCAAAGTGGCACAATGCCACGATGCCGAAAAACCGCAATGGCATCGCCACTAAGTTCAGAGGAAACGTGGGAGTTGCTCTGTTGGCAAAAGAGGTAACGGTCATCGAAGACCGGCATTTTGTACTGTCCGGTGAATGGCTGGTGGTACAGGATGTACCGCCTAATTACCTTGACGGGGCGTTGGGAGATTGCACTCCCAGCGCCACCGTGGCGCGGATCTTGCCCTTCGGGGCAGGTGTTGTTGGTGGCATCAATGCCACCGAAAGCGTTTTCCCTTTGAGGGGGATGCCAGCCGCGCAGTGCGCGGCGGACGACGCTGCGTCGTTCACCGCTGCCGTGGCGGTGGATGTTGCCATGACCACGGCGGCTTGCGCCGCTGGGCGCAGGTCATGGGCCGACATGGCCCTTGTTGTGCGCGGCCAATTGCGCAAGATCGATCTGATCTTGCAGCAGGACTCAGTCCTGCTCAATCCGTTTGTGGGCGCCTTTGCGGCGCTCCGGGACGTCAAGTCTCCAATTCCGACAGCGATGTCGGATGGTAGTGTAGCCTACGAGGTTACACACCTCCTCGGAGAGGGGCAGGTGGACAACTATCTGGAGGAGGCGCAAGCCTTTGTCTTAACTCCGCTGCCCACCGGAGAAAGATGGGATAGCAAGGAGTGGGTGGAATACCCACACGGATTGAAAATCAGTTTGGCGTTCCCGCCAGACATGTTGGCGTAATGCAGAGACCACGTCTGGCCTTAGGGCTGGGCGTGGTCTTTTTTTTAACTATTGCAGAAATTATTGTTGAGCTTAGAATGTGCGGACACGAGGAATATACCGTGGTTATCCGTTGTACCGTTTGTATGAAAGTTGTTATTGCTCCTGACTGTAAGGAGCATGAAAATACTTATGACTGTTTTTCAAAGTCATGTAAATGCGGTGCCGTTAATTACTGTACGGTCAATCACGTGTTAACTGCCACCAAAGAAGCACTGCGCTGGAACTCGAATACAGACGATTGGCTACCTTTCAAACCTGCCTAAATTCAAGGCAAAATTGCGTCATATAACATGTACAGCGGTTTAGCTGTGCCGGCGTAATGCCGTTGTTTAGTGGAGGATGCACGATGCAAACTGAATTCGTATCGTCTGTGGTCGCAGCAGACAAATTGACAAAGATGGTCACAGGGTTAAGCATTGCGGAGTTGGCTACGGCCGATTCCGCTGATGCTCGCCGCGCCACAGAAATTTTCAACACCGCCCTTGGGGCCTTTGGCCCCGGAGAAATCGTCTGGCGGAACAGGTTTGGAGAATACTCCAAACTTGTATTGCGGACAATAGACGCCGTTACGGCGTCCAAATAAAATTTGACCAAGCTGTCCGGGGCGTTCCCGGGTGGCTTGGTCTTTTTTTTAGCTATCAGAGACTTTTGTTAATCGAACTTGTAACTAATCCTTTCCTTTCCTACACTTGCACAAACCCCTATTTCCACGAGGTGGCCATGTCCAATCCGATGGTATTACCCGAAGGTACTAAACGCTTCACGCCAGACGACGCGCATTACCATCAGCCCGACGAAAGACAAAGGTATTTGTTGGGTGGTGGTGTTACGGGTGATTATGCTGTTATTCCCGGCTCATATGGCAAAAATGACGGACGCAGTAAAGGCTTTGACCACAACGTTCCTGACGTTGTGTGTATTGATCCTGATGAAAAAGGCGGCAACATTGTTGTTGACTTGGCCAACATAGATAAAAAAAACTACGAAAAGATTTACGCCAAACACGGCAGTGAAGACCCGTTTAAGATTTATTCTGAATTAAGCACAGCTCAAAAATTACCGGAAAAGAAAGCTATGGAACCCCTTCGTTCTAATCCTTTGATGCCCGGCAGTTACGTTGTTCCACGTGCTGACATGGAAGGCACGCCTATGCAATCTTATGCTATCCCCTCAAACCCTATCGTTACTCAAAGAACTGTAGCTTCGGCTGCGCCTGCGGAAGAACCTGTCTTTCCTCCTCTTGGCGCCAAACAAGACCCCAATCAACTTATCATTGCGCAACTCATGGCTCAGGTATCTCAACTGACGTCTATGATGCACACAAATCTGACTCGCAATGAACCTACGCCTGCCCCTGTTACGAAGACCGTTAAACCTGAGGAGCCTGTCATGTCAGAAGCCGCACCAGACGTAAGTGCCAGTATGGGTTACGAAGCGTTGGAAATTCCCTTTGTTGTTGGACCAACGCCTCAAAAAGCCAAAACGCAAGTGTTTATTGAATTACCCGGTTTTGGTTCTATGTCTACTTGGTTTCACGGTATTTTTACGGGTGACGGTTGTGTGGTCCTTGTGTATGACACACGTTATGCTGACGGCCAACAGTTCTGTCCTCCTTACAGCTCTGAAACTCATCCTGAAGGTTTACCTCTTAAAGTCGTTGTACCAGCGCCTAAGCCCAATAAGCTTAAAGAGAAAGATAAGATCTACGACACCAAGTATTTTGGCCTTAAGTTTGCGTTTGGTGTGTTTGACTGCGTCATCCTTGTTACAGTAGATAAAGATGATTCAGAGGAAGACAACGGCTAACGGAGTTTGTCATGATCGAAAAACGCGGTATTATTACAGAACAGACACCCGACAGCCCGGTCGAAAAGGGTTGCTCGGGTAAATGCACTGGCGCCTGTTCTACTGAAAAACAGGCCGAAGATATTCATGATCGGCATATCGCCTCACGTCTGTCAGATGAAGCTGCGGATGCCTTTCGCCGTAAATAAGCAATAAGCACTTACAAGGAATCGCAGCATGACTTCGGCGTTAATGCGCGGGCAGTTTACACGTTTCTCGGGACTTGGCGGTGGTGCCGAGTTTCCCGATCCATTCATGGACGTAGCCAGTCTCTCTATTCCTCAGAACATTAGATCGGCTTTGTACTGGTGTGAGTTTATTTGGAATTACCATGGCACTTACCGTATGGCCATGGAACGCATCATCAGTTATTTCCTTACTGATGTTGTCATTGAAGAAGCCTCGGATGATGAGCGCGAAAAGTGGGAAGAATACTTACGCGATGATATGAACATCATTGGTGAGATTCAAACAGCTCTGCGCAATCGCATGTGTTACGGTAATGGTTTTTGCAGTATCGTTGTACCTTTCAAACGTTTTCTTAGTTGCCCTAAGTGTGGATATCAGGCGCCGCTCAAAGAAATCTACGAAAACAAAGTATTTAATTTTAGTTGGCAGATGCCTGATTTTGTTGCCACATGTCCCGTATGTGCCAAGAAAGGTAAAGAAACATATCGTGGGCCTTGGAAAATCAAAGACGAAAAAGACGAAAGTAAAATTCGTGTTAAGCATTGGAACGTCCACGAAATTGAATTGCTGCATGATCTTTACACCGAAGACTTGAATTACATTTGGCGTATCCCCGAAGACTACCGCAGACAAATTCGCCAAGGTTCTTTGTTTCATTTGGAGCGTGTGGACCAAGAAGTTCTAAAGGCCGTGCAATTAAATCAGGTTTTTAGGTTTAACCCTGATGCTATTTTTCACATGAAAGAACCAACGTTGTCAGGCATGATTAACCGAGGTTGGGGTATTCCTCGGTTGCTGTCTAACTTCAGGCAGATTTGGTACGTGCAGGTTCTTCATCGTTTCAACGAAGCCATCGCTCTTGACTACGTGATTCCTTTTAGGATTATCACGCCTCAGCCACGGCAAGGCGCAGGTGGCCCGTCGGGCGGAGCTATGGATCCGCTAATGACATATGACGGCGGTGATTTTCGCAATCAAGCTTTGCAGATGATTAGGCGTAGGCGCAGAGATCCCGCCTCAATTCAAGTATTTCCGTTTCCCGTTAATTTCCAGATGTTTGGTGCCGATGCCAAGCAACTGGCACCAACGGAATTAATTGCTCAAGGCTACGAACGCTTGTTGAATGATTGCGGTACTCCCGTTGAACTTTATAATGGAAGTCTGCAACTTCAAACGGCGCCTGTAGCATTGCGTTTGTTTGAAGCCACGCATCATCCTTTGGTAAATGACGCCAATAGATTTTTGCGTTGGTTGACGACAGAGATCAGTCGCATTAAGTCGTGGGAGACTGTTAAGACATCGCTCAAGCGCATCACTATTGCTGACAATCTTGAGAAGCAAATGATGGCTGCGCAGATGATGATGTCACAGCAGTTGTCTGGCACTACGGTTTTGCGCGACATGGGTTATGATTGGAGACAGGAACAAAAGCAACTGGGAGAAGAGGCGCGCTTTCAATCCGAGATTCAAGCCCGTATGCAAGAAGAGATGCAGCAACAAGGCTTTGCTCAGCAGATTGCCAAGGGTCAGACAGGCGATCCTAATCAACCCCAAGGCGGTGCTCCTCCTCAAGGCGGTGGCGCTCCTCAAGGTGGACAAGATCCCAACGCCATGGCGCAGCAGCAAAGCCCGGTTACGCAGTATGTTCAAGCTATGGGACAGAACACGCAACAGACGCCTCAGGATATGATGGCGGCTGCGGATAGTCTGGCGGATCAATTGCTTGGACAACCGGAGTCTGTTAAAGATTCCGATCTGCGCAAATTGAAACAATCTAATCCGACAATGCATGCTCTGGTCAAAGAGAGAATGGCACAAAAGCGACGCGATACGAAGACGCAGGCGGCCAACAGTGCTGCTATGGGACAGGCGGGCGGTGTGCAACCAACAGGTTAGGAGTCTTACCTTGAAAATTATAACTGCTTATGATCTTGGCGCTGAAATTGCGCGTCGGCAGGTTGCGGTCGCAAAGACCGCAGCTGATTTGGGTGCAATTGCGGCTGTAAAGCAAGCATCGCCGCAGCCAGCAATACCACCAGCACCTCAGCCGCAACCACCACCACCACCAGCACCTCAACCACCACCGCCACCAGCACCTCAACCACCACCGCCACCAGCACCTCAACCACCACCGCAGCCTAAATTACCGAGGGCCAAACCCGCACAGCCAAAACCAAATCCACTCATGGACGTTACATATGACGACGATGACACCATTCCCGGATTTCGTATACGTCGTACGATCAGCACGCCGCCCACGCCCGAACTGCGAAGGCACGAAGCAGCACGAAAGGCATTTGAAAACCACCCGGACTATGCCGAGTTTGTTAAATTCAAAAAACAACAAGCGGCTGCCGATCGTATGCAAGCTGGCGGCAATCAGACACAGCCTGCGCCCGCAGTTAATCCACGACTGCCACGTTACGATAAAGACAATCCGGGTGAGTACGTAAAAGCTATTGCAGACGCGCTGAATAGGGGTGAAACCAATGTAACGATTGAGGGTTCTGACGGCAGACCATATACTTTTAGCACGATTGGCGAAGGCACGCGTAAAATTCCGGATGTGTACGTTCAGCAGGCACAGCAATTAAATCGAGCCAACGCTGCGATGGCTGCTGGTAGAACTGCTGGTGGTGCGGCTGCTAGGCTGCTACCTGCGCGGGCACCGCAACCGGTCAACGCTACAACGCCACCGCCGCCTGAAGTTCCGTTTGATTTTGGAAAAATTTGGGCGCAAGAAGGCGAAAAGATAAAAAAACGCACCGAAGCGGCAAAAGCGTATACAACGCCGATTGCAAGTGGAATTGGTAGCGGACTTGGCGGAATAGCCGCAGGTGCGGTAAGCGCAACTGACCCAGAAAAAATTAAACAAAGACTTGGTAACTTTTTTGCGGATAAAACACCATTACCTACAGATGCGTCTGAGCTTTACAGTCCGGAACAGCCGGACGCTCCAAAAAAACCGCCAGTTCCGGCACCAGTTCCGACCGCAAAACCGAAACCAAACGATCCGTTTAAAAGTCCGTCTGTAGCTCCGTACACGCCACAAGTGTCTGAGTCTCCCTCTGAGCTTGTTGATCCAAATCTTCCCCCTCCTCTTACGGAAACGCAAAAGGCATTTACCGGACAGGAACAAAACCAACTTGACAGTATTCTTCCGCCACCTCCACCGGCGAATCGTTCAGACCTGACGCCTCAAGAGCTAGCTGATTTGGAGCAACACCCAGACAGTCACAGGGACAGAGTTCAGTCGCGGGATCCATCTTCACCTGAAGGCGAGCTGTCACTGTTTCAACGCAGTTTAGATGCGCAAAAACGACAAGAAGACGAGGAAAGAGAACGTCAATTTGGTTTTGCTTCTCCAGAGAGTGTGGGAGTACCGGAACCGCAAGAGGAGGCGCCGCCCGCAGCTCCGCAATATCAACCGCAGTACGCGCCGCCTCAATATCAGCCACGATATGCGCCGCCCCAGTATGTTCCACCGCAACCGCAACAACGCCGTGGGTTGTTCGGCCGTCGCAGGTAATAATTAAGGGACGAACTTATGGATCGGCTATGTGTTATCGTCCCCACGTACGGAAAATTTGAGTATGCCGCGCTTGCGATCACTTCAGCGATCGAAGCTGCGGCTCACGTAGAGACGCATGTCTATCTGGTAGACGATGCCAGTCCTGACTTCCATGAAACCATAAGTCGTGATGTGCACATACCTAATACGATTGTGCGCAATCTTATGGAACGGTATCCGACGCGCATGCGTTTGATTGTAAATCGCCAAAACATGGGTCTTACTAAAACGTGGAATGCCGGGATCATGGCGGCATTGCGCGATACCCGATTTTCTTTTATCTGTGTAACTAACAGTGACGTTGTTTTCCCTAAAAATTACGACAATGGCATGGTGTCGGCGTTACGCGCTGATCGTGTGCAATTAGTGGGTCCCGTCACCAATGCTCCCGGAACAGAAGACGAGCAATTTGTTAAACATTATGCTGAAACGTATCGGGGTCCCGACGCAACAAACATGGATGATGTACAACTAGAATTACTCGCCAAACAAGCAACCAAAGTAAAAGTGGCATCAATCAACGGTTTTTGCATGATGGCCAAGGCAAGCACATGGGAAAAGAATATGTATGCGCCCGAACAACCTTTTAGAGATGTAAACCCTTTTAACAGTAAAGGCCAGCCTAACCCTACCCCGGCTATGACGTTACAAGAGTATGAGTTACAATCGCGTTGGCATAAGCTTGGTTTAAAATCAGGCATAGCTTTGTCGAGCTACGTGTTTCATTACAGGTCTGTCACGCGCGGCCCGAGATACAACAAAGGCGATTGGACGCGACTATGATTTATATCTACACGCCCTATCGCCGAGATGAAACCACATATGCGGCGTTGCGTGTGGCGCAAGTTGCTTTGGAAATGTCAAATCAAGAAGTGTTTATTTTACCACAGGGTACTAAATCTGGCGTGGCATCATCTTTCTGGGATGCGCACGTGTTATCTCGCGTAAATGTGTTGCCGGCTATACTGTCAGCTACAACGATCGTACACATGGGTGTCGATCATGATTTTATTACAATGACTCAACATTATCGGCGCTCCGTGTCTAAAAAATGCAATCAAATCCTTGTACCTTTATGGCAATCCACGCGACTGGAATCCGTAGAAACAATACGATCCTTTTTTGATTATTGCGTTGTGCCGACACCCTCAATTAAAAAAACGTTTACACAATGTGTTTATGGTAAGACGCGGACTAAGAAGTTACTGACAGTGCCGTGGGATGTTAGATCGCCGATTACAAAGCGAACGGGACACGTCCGCAAAAACATCAGACGAATTTGTGTGGTAGCGGATTCAGATGCTATCAGCAATTCAGCGGGATTCATGTTGTCAGCGATTGATGAGTTATTGAACTTACACTCCAATCTAGAATTTACATTGTTGTGTACTAAAAACTTTGCACCTACAGACAAGCAAACCCTTAAGAGCATGTTGCGAGATTTACCGACGCGGTTCGTTATGCAACCAATGCCCAAATTAGACGAACTTGCAACGCATTTTCATGCACACGATTGGATATGGTTCCCGTCACGTAAATCTAATTTTGGAGCATTTGCGACATTGGCTACTACGTGTGGTTGTCCCGTATTAGCGTGGGACATTCCGCCTTATAGCGACATTATCAAAACCGACGAGACAGGCGTTTTGGTGCCATGCGATATTAAAACAAATTGGATGCAAGCGCCTTCCGCAATTAATGACACGTCAAACTTTGTCAAATACGCATCGTTAGCGTTTGCGCAAGAACAGATTTTTGAGACAATGGCAACACGCTCCATTGAAAATTCTACGGTTTTTGCCGACGCATGGTGCGAGTTACTTGTTCCTTAGTGGAGGAGAAGTGCAATGCCACGCCGCCGCACGACCAAATACAATCTCAACAAAGACGTCGAATCCGATCGCGACGTAGATGACGTAATCAATCGTGTAACTCGCGTGCGCAAGTCAGCGCCATCAGCTTTGATTGGAAACGTATCGGCGTTACTTGACAAAGTATCCGGGGACAAGATTGTCACGGCGGCTGACCTTGGACGTTTTTCAGCATTGGAATTGATCAAGGCAGCTAAACTTACAATAATGTCGAAAACCGTACCGGCCAATGAATCTCAGGATGCGCACAGGGACATCATGGAAGGTCGTGGAGGCGGACAAGTTCCATATAGGTACGGGCGTAAAAAACCCAAGTCTGACGCGGAGTAAGACATGTCTGATTTTTCCAAGTCCTTGAATGCCGCAGAACAATTGAAGCCATCTGGTCCCCCTATGCCGTCTCGTCCGGGCAACATTGCGCTGACAACATCTGTGGCGCAATCTAAGCAAGCGACTAAACAAGTAGCTCCAATTGAAGATGATTTGTCTTACCCCGTCGCAGCTCGGATTGGTGTACTTGGATGTGGTCAGGCGGGTGGTCGTATTGCACAAGCGTTCTGGGCCTTGGGATATCGACGTGTAGGTGTTCTCAATACCACGGTAAATGACTTTGACGGCCTAGATGCCGAGATGCCCAAACTGTCTTTGGACGTGGGCGGAGCATCTAAGGATATGAAATTAGCCAAGCAAGTTTTGGCTAATCGAGATGCAGATGTAAGAGACTTGTTGTTTAGGGCGTGGGGTTCTGGTCCTTTAGATTGCATTCTGATCTGTGCCGGTCTAGGTGGCGGTACAGGTGGAGGCATGAGCTCCAGCCTCGTAGCATTAGCTCGCAAGCACATGGCACAGACCACGGGAGAAGATACCCGTGTAGGCGCCATCGTTTCATTGCCACAACCGGGCGAAGGCCAGTTGACCTGTCGCAATGCCATTCAAGCATTTTCTGAACTAATGGCAGCTAAGGTCAGTCCTTTGATCGTGATTGACAATGCCCGCGTCAAGAACATTTACTCGTCATCTATGGCCGATCTTTATCCCAAGGCTAACTCTGTAGTGGCGGAATTGTTTAACGTCTTTAATTACTACGCAGCCAACCGTAAGGGCTTAGTAACGTTTGA